AGTAAACTGGCTTATTGTATTGTCTACATCTGGACTGGCGGCTATTGTGTCATTGCTCACTAGTATCGTACTCGGTATCCCGGAATCCGACGTAGAATGATTAGTCGATGGCGCCAGGCGCAATGCCTGGCGTTATTAAATAGGAGGTAAATATGCTTAAAGAAGAATTTATAAAGCTTGCGCAAAGCCAAATTGGATATAAAGAAACAGGTAACAATCACAATAAGTACGCTCAGTATTTCGATACTGAGAAGTCAAAAGGTGGTCCATATCCGTGGTTCAACGGAAAGAAACAGAATGTTTCGTGGTGTGCAATTTTCATTTGTTGGCTCTTCGTAATGATTCTCGAACCGGCCAATATTCTTGGAAGTCCTGATAAGGTAAGACAATGGTTAAAATTTCCAAAACCCGCAAATAACTGCGCGGCCGGCTGTCCATATCTTTGGTCATATCTTAAATCAAGATTTGGAACAGTTGCGAAAGATAAGGGTCAGCCTGGTGATGTTATTTTCTTTAATACATCTACATCTTGCGCGCATGTAGGAATGATTGAAAAGATAAGTAATGGAAAATACATTACTATTGAAGGTAATAAGAATAATGGGGTAGCCAGAGGTGAATATGCTTTCAACTCTACAAAAATTTATGGAATTATTCGTCCTAATTATTCTGACATTGAGCCTAAAGAAGTAAAGCCTGAACCAGTTGCTGATAAGGTAGAACCCATAACAGCACCGAATATTTCAGCGGAGAAGATAACAGCACTTGCCAAAGAAGTTATCAATGGTAAGTACGGCAACTATCCTGAGCGCAAGACGAAGTTAAATGCTCTTGGATATGGAGATATCTATTCTAAAGTTCAAGCAAAGGTTAATGAACTTTTAAAGGGTGGTTCAACATCTACACCCGCGCCTGCGCCAACGCCTAAACCGGTTAGTTATAAAGTAACAACCAAGAGCGGTTTATTTCTTAGAAAGAGTCCGCCTTCAGATACCAATAGTACAAGTGGTACTAGAGCCGGCGCGAAGATTTGTTGTATGGGATATGGAGATACTTTTGTAGAGACAAAGCGTATAAATAAGTGGAGTTATGGAACTTACAAGGGTAGATCTGGTTGGGCTTGCAACGTCTACCTCGGTAAATAATAAGGAGAGAGAATATGGTGTTAATACAAGGCACTACGCCTACTATTATAATAAATATAAAAAATGATATTGAATTCTCTCAAATTGCGGGCGCCAGTCTCACTATTTCTCAAAGAGATAAGATTAGGGTACATAAAGATATTACGGATATAACCGTTAATCCCGTTGAGAGAAGAATTAAAGTTCTATTGACTCAAGAAGACACTCTTAATCTTAGAGAAGGAGATGCGATAATCCAAGTAAGAATACTTATGTCTGACGGAACCGCGCTCGCTAGCCTCGAAAAAGAGATTGGAGTAATTAGGACGCAAGGAGGAGAGATTTCTTCTGAAGAATATACTCCAGAACAGTGGACGGTCGGCCCCGAACCTACTATTGAAAGAATCAGGCTTAATTTGATTCCAGTAGGTACTATGCCTATTTGTCATGCTTCACAATTCGACAAAAAGAGACAAATTGAAATTGAACTATATAACGGCGCGCAGCCTTATTTCTTGAGTGATGAAGTGCTCGAACTTGATATAAAGAAGCCTGATGGAAATCTCGTTACTATGGATGTTCCTTATGATGTAGGTAGTAATTCCGTTATCTTTGAAACAACAGAACAGGCCTGCGCGGTAGCCGGTAAATGCTTTTGTGAGTTAAGAGTTACAAAAGGAGAGAAAGATTTAGGCTCACTCAATTTCTACTTAGAAGTTGAACCTTCACCTTCAGCAGATGGCGTACCAAGCGGCAGTGAGATTAATAATCTCCACAGTCAAATTGAAGAAATCATAACAGAAATAATAGGTGAGAACTATTATACGAAGACTCAAGTAGAAGCTCTTATTGCCGCGCATAAGCCTTATGTAGAAGTAGAAGGAATACTTCTTGCCGGAGAAACGGAAATAACCTTAGAAGATGAGAGTATCGTAGAAAATTCTACCATCGACATCTATACTCCTGACGGTACAGAGTGGGTTTCACGAACCGTCACAGTAGGAAGTATTACTATTACCTTCGATGAGCAAGAAGATGATTTACCAGTAAAAGTGAGGGTATCATAATGTTTTGGGTTAGAAGTAATAAAAAAGGTACGGGCGGTTCTGGCGGATTAGTTGCTACTGAAATTATTATTACGACCGCGCAATACACATCAGAACCTCTTCCGGAAGAACAGGAGGAATCTTAATATGGGATTTGTAAAAAAATCTACCTTTAATCAAGTTAATATGACATTTGAGCAAAAAGCGACACAATTAAAAAATTGGTTCGACCAGTTTGGTTCTTCGCTAATCTCAACTACTATTGGACAAAGTAATATTATAATTACAGTAGATAATAAAATAGATTTATATATAAATACAAATGCTGAAAATACGTCAAGATGGAATGTCTATCAGTTCGGTTTTGCTCCAATAGGACAGACGCCAAGCCAATTTTATGAATTATCTACGGACGCCGCGGCGGGTACGCAGGCTATTATAAAATTTACTATATGTATAAGTAATTCTCTTATATATCTTTGTGTTGATTCAGAAAGAACTGATTATCCTCATTATGGATTTGTATATGAAAAGATAGGAACAACTTCATATTATGGTCAATCATATTTTAAGAGTTCTGGTGTACGAACAACTACATTAACTCAAATAAGTGTTAGAGAACATACATCACAGTTAATTTTTAATCATTCGAGTATGTTTAACTATACTGCAAGTGTTAGAGCTATTGATTTCGCTAATATAGATGCATTATTTTCCGGGACAGAAAAAGTAAATGATACCAATTTTATTGGATGTACCACTATAACTCCATTTTTGGTTTATACAATCAACGGTAAGAATTATTATGCCGTGAGTGCAAACTCATTATTTCCAATGGATGAGTTAGAAACTTAAACCACCAAAATGCCCGTCATTTTATGGCGGGTATTCTTATGCCAAAATTTGCAAATTACCCAAAAACCTGGTATACTAAAAGTGTAAACAGGAGGAAGTACAAATGAAAATTGTAACTAATGATATAGTTATAAAAATAAATAAAATGTATTCGGAAGGCAAAAATCTTAGAGTTATTGGAAATTTAATGAATATTAGTCCATATACAGTAAAAAAATATATAAAAAATTATAAAGAAGAAATAAAAGATAAAAAAATATTTAATATTCCTCTCCCTGAATTTAATATTGATATTTTTTTAAATGATAATTGGGGAGAATTAACTGTTTTATCAGAGGAAGAAACAGAAGAAGTAAGGAAACTTTGGGAGGAAATAGAATTCTAATGAAATACTTTTCCCTACAAACTCATCCAGTTTACCAAGATAAATATACTATCTATTTTGATTATCCAACCGAGTACTTTCCAAAAGGTATTGATGGTTCTTACGATGTATTTATATCAAAACTATTAAACCTTTCTTATTCTGGTTATTTAAGGTATGCGCGCGATAGGCTCGGTGCGGAACTCATAGGTAAAAATAGATGTTATGTAACAGTATTATTTAATAAAAATGAAACTACACAAGCCTTTATTACTTTATTAAATACAAGATTGGAATTCATTATAAATAGACGTAATTTTCCATATAATTATGAGGAGGAAAATGGAAAGGTAAAACGCGTTCCATTCAAAGAAGATGAAGATAAAATCTGAATTATTAAGCCAATATGGAATTGAAATTGGTGAAGAGCCAATAGAATTTTCAGAACTCGTAAACAGAAACGATGTTCCATTAGATGCTTTTCATTATATCAATCTTTATTATCGCTTAACGCCAGAAGAGCTTAGCCTTTACCGCGCGGTCTGCAATATCAAGAATTGTGAGAATTTTTGGTATAGTGATACTATTAGTAATAGTAGAAACTTATATAATTCTCATGGAGTTAATGGTAGCGTATTCGTGCGAGATTCAGAAGATATATGTGAATCAATAGATATATACAACAGTAATCATATATCTTATGCTAACGACGTCGCACACAGTTCAACTATTTCCCGTGCCAGCCGCATTATTGAGTCCCAAGAGATAAATGATAGTAGTGATATTGCACGTAGCGATAATATTAGTTGGAGTACGGTAATACTCAATTCAAACCATTTGGATAATTGTAGTTATACTTATATGTCTGATAATTTGATAGATTGTCATTTCTGCGGCTTTATGCATAACTCTCGTCATTGTTTGTTCTGCGTGGGAATGGAAGACAAGGAATACTATATCTTTAATCAGCCGGTTTCCCCAATGGAATATGAACGAACTAAAGAAATTTTGATGTCCATGCTTGATGAAGAAAAATCTAAAATGATTTTAGTCAAACAAGACAAACATACCGCAGAAGAACGCTTTAAATTGAATAGGCGCTTTGATAGCGTATTTAATGGCCTTTCAAGTTCATTCTATGGTTGGGTAGGCACGCTACCAAACTATTCGGATAATACTTTTATAGACCTATTCTTCAGAGACAGAGAGAAGGCTTCTAATTAAAATAGTCGAGATTTTCTAATGAAAAACTACTTATAAATAGCCAAAATATTAAAGGGTGCTAAATAGCGCCCTCTTTATAATGGAGGTATTATGAAAGAATACACTGGTTATAGAATGATATATATTGCAGACGATGAATTAAGTAAGTTTTATTCAGAACAAGTTTTACCAGAGTCCTTTGAATTAAAAGAAAATGAATATTTAATATTAACAGATAAAGAAGGAAAGGCCATAGATTATTATTGCAACAAGAAAGGAGTACTCCAAAAAGTTAAATATCCTTATTTGGGTAATAGTTTTACCGGGGAAATGAAACCGCGCAACCCTCAACAGTATTGTGCGCTTAACCTCTTGTTAGACGAAGAAGTGCCAGTTAAGTTGTTGACGGGACGTTTTGGTACAGGTAAGACGATGGCTTGTGTAATTGCGGCACTCCAAGCGGTAGAAGAAGGAAGATTTGAAAAAATTGTATTTGTTCGTAATAATGTTCAAGTAAAAGATACTGAGAACTTAGGCGCACTTCCGGGTGAAATAGATAATAAAATGTTACCCTATTTGCTCCCATTCGCCGATCACTGCGGCGGCCTTGAAGGAATTAAACGATTGGTAGATGACGGAAAATTAGAGGTAATCCCTCTTGCGTATCTGCGCGGCCGCTCAATAAGAAATGCGATTATTTACTCTATGGAATCCGAGAACTTAACTAAGGAACATATCCAGCTGATTATTGGTCGTGTAGATGAAGGTTCTCAAGTTTGGTTCGACGGAGACCTTAAACAAAGAGATAAAGGTGTCTTTGAAAAATCTCAAGGTCTTGAAATTATGATAGAAAGGTTACAAGGTAATCCATTATTTGGATATATCCATATGCCAAAAGTAGAGAGGTCAGAGGTTGCCGCATTAGCAGATGAATTAGATGATTAAATTGAGGCCTGGCGCAAGTCAGGCCGCAGTTTTATAGGAGGATAATATGAGAAAACCCAGACCAAAAGGCCAAGACGCATTAAACAGATTTGGTTATGTAGTTTATACCCGTGAGAGTAAGGTTGATGGAAAACCGACTAGATGGGAAATTGCAAGAATCAATCAAGCGATGAAGATTGATAATTGGTATGAAGCTATTGATACCAAACCCTCAAACCAACAATATATGGATGTTGGGCAGTATTTAATTGGTCTTGGAGAAGCAGAACGACAAAAAGAAATAGCTCTAATGAAGTCTGTATTAGGTGAGGGTTTTAGAACTCCCGAAGATGAAAAAACACTTATTAACCAGTTTAACTATGCTATTGTAGGAAAGGAGCAGTATGAAGATGCTCTTCGCAGAATAGAAATAGGTCTAAATGGAAAAGATAAAGGTAAAGGCCTCGCGCCGGCTATAAGTAGTTTGTTCGCTAGTAAGTTAAATACTGTTTTTGGTAAAAATATAAATGAACTTATAAGAAAAGAATTAAAAAATGCTGATACCGATGAAAAAATTGACGCCGCGATTGATAGAATGGAGAAAAGTATAGTTGATGTTTTTGATAAAAGCGTAGACCAAGCCTTTGAACAAACCTTAACATACAAAAATGCTTCGGGCATTGAAGATAAATATGGAACTCTAAAGGGTTACGAAGATTTGTATGAATTATACAAAACAAACCCTGTTTTTAAAATAATTTTTAAAGAAAGTATTGGAAAGGTTTTTAATATAGAAAAAATAAAAAGTGTTATCAATAGAGAAAAGATTAAGAATAATAAAAAAAATGGGAAGAGAATGACGGGATGGTCTTGGGCAAATAGAGCCTTATCAATTAAAAGTAGAACCGGTCCGATTGGTGGTACTGTTAATGAGACCATAAATATGTTGCGTGATAGCGTACCTGAGACAGTAATAGGTAAAAACGGTGTCCGAACCGCGCGACAAATTATATCCAATAAATTAAAAACAGATAACCTCTTGATATTCCAAACAGAAGCAAGTATTGATGCAAAAGCCTTGGATGAGATGTTAGCTGAAATGTCAAATAAGATGGACGCTACAAAAAATCTCGTAGAGGCCCATAAGGAAATGAAGAAATATTGGAATAAACGTTTATCTAAGTTGAATGAAGGCTTCATTGTATTCAAATCAGGTAAGGCTTATGGACTTAATAATATTTCAGAATATGGCGGCTTTAAGGGAACTGAAAAGTTCTCTCTTGGTAATCTTAAGGAACTTCCTAAATCACCTAAATTATCTGATAATATTGATATAAATAAATTTGTAATTGTCGTTGCTAATACAATACAGGGCGCGGTCCTCGAAAAAGAATATGATAATATCAGGGAATGGTTGTATATATACATTACCGAAGCAATTACAAGTTTAATGTTTGATGATTGGGAACAAATTGGTACTGTCGCAAAAGGCCAGCGCACGAATGCAATCCATGTACTAACTTTGAATGATATTAACATTCCACTTTCTGTTTTTCTTATCGGCGCGGGCGAGGCTTTAATACAAGCTGTTAGTGAATCTAAAAAGAGTACTGATTTTATTAGATTAACGGTACATAGGTCAAAAGTTTTATATCCAGACAAAGATAGTTATGAATTAGATGCAAGGGGAAATCCGTTAGTCGGTAAGGCTTGGAATACTCAAAGAGATGACGCTTTGCAGAATTATTCTATTACTATCAATTTCTATAAGAATTTTAATGAGGCTATTCTTGAAAAGATTATTGAGGCTTCAAAATAATTTGAAAAATTTTTAAATTTTCGCTATAATATAGTTAGAAAAATGAAAGGAAGTGGAATATGGATAGAGTTAAATGTGATATTCCAAATTGTGATAGAAAAGCGCAGTACTTAACTCCGACCGGGGCTTGTTTTTGTTTTGGGTGTGCTCTTGAACAATTAAAACATTATTTTAGTAATCCGCGCAATCCGATTTATGAAACTGATAGTTGGGAAAAATATTATAAAAAGATAGAATGAAAGGAAAAAGAAAATGAAAGTTATAGCAGTAAAGTTTAATGGTGTAGGTAAAGAATATTTCTATAATACTAATCTTAATTTGAGAATTGGTGGTAAGTATAATATCATTGCAGATAAGAAATGTTTATATGATAATCCCGTAGTGGTTACTCGTTATATATCTAATGTTGCTGGTTCTTATAGAACAATCACTTCAGCCAAATTAGTTGATGGTACTGCGCGCCCTGACGATGGATTGGATAGAATTATCTTCAATGAAGATGTAACTATCGCCATCTGGAAGGACGGAACAAAGACACTTATTCGTTGCCAGGAGGGAGATACCTTCGATAAGGAAAAAGCAATCGCTCTTTGTTATATGAAGAAGGCTCTTGGTAATAGAGGTTCATTCAACGAAATCATTAAGAAATGGGTTAAATAAAACAGTAGAAAATTGATATAACTCCCCGAGAAATTTGATTTTTCGGGGAATTTTTGCTATAATATAAGTATAATTTGATAGAATGGAGAAAAATTGAATGAGTGAATATGGAATTGAAGATATAAAATCACTTTCATTTAGAGAGGGTGTGCGTGAACGTATTCAGATGTATCTCGGCTCCGATGACCTCGAAGGTACATACCAGGCCCTCAAAGAAATCATCAATAACTCAACTGATGAAGCCCTCGCTGGCTATGGTAATAAGATTGAAATAACTCTTGATGAAGCTACTAATACCATTACAGTACGTGACTACGGCCGCGGCGTCCCTTTCGGTATCCGTGAGGACGGAGAAAATGTACTTATCTCTATCTATTCTAAATCTCATACTGGCGGTAAGTTTGATAGTACCGCCTATAAGAATGCCAGCGGATTGAACGGCATCGGCGCAAAGTGCGTTTGTTTAAGTGCTGATGATTTTTGCGTTAAAAGTTATCGTGATAAGAAAGGTGCTAAAGCTGTTTTTAAAAAGGGAAATTTTGTTTCTTATGAAGAATTTGACACTTCGGAACCTAATGGCACTTTCATTAGTTTTAATCCTGATAAAGAAGTATTTAAAAATGGAGAAATTGGATATTCTTTTGATAAGATTTGTCAGGACATAAAAGATATTTCTTATTTATATAGTGGAATTACTTTTACTATAAGTTCAGGTAAGAAAAAGAATTCTTATTGTGCGAAGAATGGCATTGTAGATTTTGTAAAAGAAAATAACAAAAATCCCCTCCATTCCCATATTATCACTAATACTGTGATAGATGAAAATGGAGATAAGGTTGAAATTGCGTTTCAGTGGGGCGATGGCAAAGAGGAAGGTTATGTCTTTGTAAATGGTCTCCGTTGTCCTGAAGGAGGAACTCCTATAACTGGCGCGAAGGGCGCGCTTACTCGTACATTCAATTCTTTGTCAGGACAGAGTTTTGATGGCGATAGTATTCGTGATGGTTTATTCTATGTAATAAATTGTAGTGTATCCCAACCTTCTTTTGCTAACCAAACAAAATCAAAGATTAATAACGCAAACCTTCGTACATTAGCATCTAATGCTTTCTCTGACGGATTAAAGCAGATGAAGATGAAATACGCTAATGAGTTTACTACTGTTGTAGACTTAATGAAGAAAATCGCAAAGGCTGAAGCGGCCGCGGAGAAGGCACGTCAGCAAGTTCTTAATGCTGCGAAAGAAGTTGAAAAAAATCAGAAGAAAAAAGTTTTTGCATCCGATAAGTTGAAGGATGCGGAGTTCTTAGGACAAGACTCAACTCTTTTGATTGTAGAAGGGGATTCCGCGCTTGGCGGTATGGCTCAGGCGCGCGATTATACAAAATATGGATTGATGGCCATTCGTGGAAAAATTATTAACTGTTTATCTAATCCTGAAGAAAAGATTTATGAGAATGAAGAGATAAAGCTCTTATTGAGTGCAATGAATATAGTACCGGGAAAATACAACGCATCTAAGCTTCGTTATGGAAAACTTGCGATTTGTACGGATGCCGATTCGGACGGTTATCATATTGGACTTTTGATTATGTCGGCTCTCCAGTTTTTGGCACCTGACTTTATAAAAGAAGGTCGCCTTTGTTGGTTAAGGTCTCCTCTTTATATTGTAGAGTATAATGGTAAGGAAAGTTATTACTTTACTGATGAGGAATTTAATAAGGAAAGAAGTAAAATAAAGGGTGAGGTAACTCGTGCCAAAGGTCTCGGTGAGCTTCCCGCGGAGTCGGCGCACAAGTCAATGTTTACAAAGGAATATCAGCGTCTTGATGTAATAAATTATGATGCGGAAGGTATTGATTTGCTCGTTAGTTTAATGAGCGATGACGTAAAGCCGAGAAAGGAATTTATTATGAAGAATATTGACTTTAGTGAGATTAAGGAGTAAGATTATGAGTAAGTTACCAATTATTGTAAATCTTTGTGGCGCGCCTGGTGCTGGTAAAAGCACTGGCGCAGCCTATATTTTTTCACAGTTAAAAATGAAAGGAGTTAATGCAGAGTTAATTACTGAGTTTGCTAAAGATAAAACTTGGGAAAATAATACGACCGCATTAAGTAATCAACTTTATGTTTTGGGTAAACAGTATTACCGTATTGATAGGTGTAAGGACCAGGTAGAGGTAATCGTTACTGACTCGCCTATTATTCTAAGTTTATTATATGGTGCAAATTCCCCATATAGAGATGAACTTAGTAATTTAATTTTAAAACTTTGGAAATTAGATAACAATTTTTTATATTTTATTAATAGGGTTAAACCATATAATCCAACAGGCCGTAGCCAAACAGAAGAAGAAAGCGACCTTTTGGCTGTAACTCTTAAAGGAATTTTAAACAAATATGATATTGATTATGGAGAAGTTAGTGGAACTTTAACCGATTATGATTTGATAGTTGAAGAAATTTTATCAGCAAGAAATATAATGAATATTAGCCCTCAGGAGTAAGTTTATGTTGAGTTATGAAGAAAATGTAAGAGCAATACTCCAATGTTGTTTTTCTCAATCAAAAGATGAACTAATAGAAACTGCGGTTAAGGCAATCGTGGCTCTCAAACAGGAGCCTATTGTAATAAACCCGACGAATCCGATCGTTGCGGCGCAACCATTAGAGGTTCCAGCACCCTATTATCCTATTACTACAACACCAAGTGTAGTTTGTAACAAAGAAACTACCCCTCACGATTTAATATTTGAAAAAATATGAAAATTAATTTATAATAAATAAAGAAAAAATAAAAGAGGAAAATAAATGGCTGAATTAAAACCTATTGTAGAAGAAAGTTTTATTCAATATACTGGCGCAGTTCTTCAGAGCCGCGCCTTAGTTGATGTGCGTGATGGTCTCAAGCCTTCCGCACGTCAGATTTTCTATTCAATGAAACTTCATAAACTCACAAGTGATAAGCCGAGAAAGAAAACTGCAAACGCGGTCGGTATGGCGATGGCTGATTTTTATATCCATGGCGATAGTTCATGTGAAGGCGTTATAATGCGCGCGGGCCAGCCGTTTGCTATGAGATACCCTCTTATAGATGTTAAAGGTAATGCTGGTACACTTATTGAAAGTGGAAACTGGGCGGCTATGCGTTATACAGAATCTCGTCTTTCGACGGTATCTGATTTACTTTTTGAAGATATTGATAAGAATACAATAGATGAATGGCGCGATTCTTATGACAATACAAAGCAATATCCTGGTGTTCTTCCTTCAAAGGGCTTTTATAATATTGTGAATGGTACGCAGGGAATTGGTGTAGGTATGGCTTCATCCGTACCTCAGTATAACATTAAAGATGTAAATAACGCACTTATTCATTTAATTGATAATCCTGATTGTGACTTTGACGAGATTTATTGCGCACCTGACTTCGCGACTGGCGGTATCTTGTATAATGAAAATGAAGTAAAGCAATCTATGAAGAATGGAGAAGGCTTTGCTTGTAAGTTAAGAAGTGTGGTTGAGTTTGATAAAAAGGAAAGATGTTTTATTGTAACAGAAATTCCTTATGGTGTTTACACTAATACTATTTGCGGTCAGTTAGATACAATACTTAATGAAGAAGATAATCCCGGCATTGAAAGATATAACGACCTTACCGGTAAGACTCCTCTTATTAAGATTTATCTTACTGCAAAGGCAAATCCTGATAAGGTATTGAGGTATCTGTATAAGGAAACTTCACTTCAGTCTTATTTTGGTATTAACTTCACAATGCTTGATATGGGCAGATTTCCTAAAGTATTTACTTGGAAGGAGATGCTCCAGGCACATATCGACCACGAAAAGATTGTATATCGTAAGGGTTTTGAATATGACCTTAAGAAAAATGAAGATAGAATTCATATACTTGATGGTCTTTTAATTTGCCTTGCTAATATCGAAGAAGTAATCCAAACAATTAAGTCATCTTCGTCTACTGCGGCGGCCTCAATAGAATTGCAGAAAAAGTTTTTACTCGATGAAATTCAGGCGAAAGCAGTTCTCGATATGAAACTTAGTCGTTTGGCTAATATGGAAGTCAAAAAGTTAGAGGAAGAACACGAAAAGCTACTTAAAGAAATAACTCGTCTTAAAGCGATATTAAGTGATGAAGAACTTTTCAATAATGAATTAAAGAATGGTTGGAGAGAAGTCGCAAAGAAATTTGGAGACGAAAGAAGAACCAAGATTATTACTTTGGCAGAAGGAAATGATAATGAACCTATTGAAAAGAAGCAACTCTCAATTTCCTTCACAAACAAAAGCGCAGCCTTCGTAACTGAAACATCTACCCTTTATTCTCAAAAGCGTAATGGCGCCGGTTCCAAATTTAAACTTGATGAAGAAGAATATATCGTAGATAATCTCGTAGGAGAGAATACAGATACAATTCTCTTCTTCACTTCGCACGGGAACTTCTACCATTGTAAAATGGGTGAGTTCATCATTAACGAAAAACAATATCTTTCAAACTTCATTAGTATTCAACCATTTGAAAAGATAGTGGCCGCCGCCGTAACTTCTAAACAGGACGCAAAGAAGTACATTGTCTTCATTACGAAGAATGGTATTATAAAGAAGTCCGAGTTATCTGAATATAACTTAAAGAGAAATGCTGGCGCTACTGCGATAAAACTCGACAAAGATGATGAGATTGTATCTGTTTTATTCTTAAATGAAGAAAAAATTGGTATTGTCTCTCGCGCGGGCCAGTTCATAATGATTACGACTACTGATATTCGTGCAATCGGACGAGTAGCGCGCGGAGTCACTGGAATGAAACTCAACGAGGGCGATAAAGTAGTTGATGCTATTATTATCAACAACAATACAAAGGAAATCGTAAGTATCGCTGAGGACGGATATATCAAACGTTCCCCACTTAGCGAATTCAGGATTACAGGGCGCGCGACCAAAGGAGTCCGTATCCAAAGTACTGAATGCTTATGTAATATCCTTCCCCTTAATGATGACCGCGACGTACTCGTAAACTCATCGAAAGCGCAGATTCGTCTTAAGTTATCCGACATTCCTTCGCTCGGCCGTGGCACTCAAGGCGTTAAGTCTATCAAGCTTTCTGAAAATTCAAAAGTTTTAAAATTGAATAGTATTTAAAATTTGAAACTTCTTGAAATTTTCGTTATAATATTAGTATAAAAAGTTAGAAATAACTTTTACGAGTTAGCCGCCTAACTCAAATAAAATAAAAAAACTAAATAAAAATATACGGCGGATAAGGAGAAATTTTTTATGGCAGAACAGATTAAGTTGGCAGAGAAGACACTTGCAGTATTCAACTACATTAAGGAGAATGGCGGTTCAGTTAAGACTTCTGACATTCAGGCAGGCCTTGGTCTCGAGAAGATCGCATCAGTTACAGGTTGCGTAAATTCTCTTGTTAAGAAGGGCCTTGCAGTTCGTGAGGATGGTGGACACACCGAGGACAACAAGAAGATTACTATTGTAACTCTTACTGAGGATGGTCAGAACTTCGTTCAGCCTGAGGATGCAGAGTAATTTTACTCATTTGATAGCAAATGGTACTAGCTTATGCTAGTACCTTTTTGCGACAAAAACTAATTAAGAAAAGAAATAGGAGAAAAAGAATGATTAGACAAGCAGAAAATAAGGTAAGGATAGAAGGGGTTTTGTCAGAAATTGATTTGAAGTATAGTTCTTTCCAGAGAGATGGTGCTGACGTAGAGGCAATCACTGGTTCTATTAAGGTTCTTGTTGAGCAGGTTATAAATGGCGAGGAAGTTAGCCTTGATATTCCTGTTTATATGTTCGCTACTAAGTACACTAAGGCTGGTAAGATTAATCCTTCTTATGAATCTATTGAAAAGGTCATGAAGGAATATAAGTCTATTGCGGCAACAGGTGATAAGTCAACCGCAGATAAGATTCGTATCACAAAGGGTCAGATTAAGATGAATGAGTTCGTTGGTAAGAACGAAAAGATTGTAAGCTATCCTCGTGTTTATACCTCATTCGTAAGCCAGGCAGTTGGTACATTCAAGCCTGAAGCAACTTTTGACCTTGAGTTTATGGTGTCTAAGATTAGTCGTGTTACTGATAATGATGGTGTAGATGTAGATCCTGCTAAGCTTGCAGTTGAGGTAATCGTACCTCAGTACACTCCGGAGAGCGCATCTGCATTGAATGTAGATGTTGTACCTCTTGTTGTTACAAACCCTGCTGCTATCGATGCTATCGAGCAGTATTGGAATGCAGGCGAATGCTTCAAGGCTAGTGGCCGTTTGAACTTCACTTCTCGTACAGAAACTATTAAGCAGGAAGTAGATTTCGGTGAGGCTCAGGAGTCAGTTCGTACAATCAATATTAGTGAGTTTGTTATCACTGGTGGTTCTCAGGCTCCTCTTGATGGTGACTACGCTTGGACTGTGGAAGAAATTGAGGCTGGTATGGCTGTTCTCAAGGAAAAGCGTGAGAAGTTAAAGAGCGGCGCTAAGTCTATGGCAAAGCAGACTCCCGCGCAGAACTCTACGA